GCCACATGGCATGGGATCCGATTTGTTGCGACCGGAAATCGTAACGTCTCGATGACTACCAGGAGTTGGGGCACCTGCGAGTGGAAACTCGCGGCAGGCTCCGACCTACCTCAGTTGGGACACAGACAATTAGAACGTCTGGCCTATCTGAGCACTGGTGGATTCGATGGTTACGGCGGCATAGGAAACTATGCTGCATTGGAAGCTGCTTGGGAGCTTACTCCCTGGAGCTGGCTAATTGATTGGTTCTCAAATGTAGGCACTTGCCTAAAAGCGAGCAACAATGAATTAGGTCTGACATTTGGCCGCTTGTCCCTGATGCGTCACTCGACATCGAAGTCGGAGTACGTCTTGGACAACCCCATACCTTCTCAGTATACCCTTAACGGGTGGTACGTAGAAGAAATGGTGCGGAAGGAAAGATTTCCTGTCTTTCCCGTTATACCGTTCCCCATCCCAACTCTGCCTCTCCTTACGGGGAAGCAGATGTCGATTCTTGGAGCGCTTGCTGTCCTGAAGGGCATCAAGCCCTAAGAGCAGTTTCGTTCCAGGAGAATTTCTCACATGTTAGGTAACACGATCGTTTTGCCGCAGGCTGGTGGTGACATCACCTGCACATTGGTCAATCAGGACGCGTACTCAACTGAGTACAGGTTCACCAACTCCACGGACAGGTACGTTGTGAAGATCCGCCATTCGGTTGTGAAACCGACTGGCATCTACCCACAATATGACCGTCACAACTTCGAAGTGGTTCGTACCACTTTCGCAGTTGGAGCGGTAGCCGAGTTCTACAGGAAGTTCTACTTCGTAATGGAAGTGCTTCCTGGAGCGACTTCGGTTGCCCTCGAGGACGCCGTCGCAGACAAGATGATCTTGTCTTCGAATGCGCTCCTGGCCGCGTTGGTTCAGTGGGAGTCGTAATTTACGTGTTGGAGATATCCTCACTCGTCGTGAGGGCTCCTCTAACGTAGACTCCGTTGATTGATGATCGCTACTTGACGCATGGGACATGCCTAGGAGTTTAATCCCGGACAATGTCTAATCGCCATGTAAGTGAGTTGAGTAAGGTGTACGAACACATCTTCGCAGATGCTACGTATGCCTTCCCGACACTGAGGATGGAATTTGAGAGAGATCTCGCCCATCTTCAAAGCCTCGTTAAGTCGAGAGGAGTTTCAGTTTACCTGGAACTCCTCCCGGCGCTCGGTAAGCACTTTGATAGGTGCTTATCCGACGGTCAGTACTGCCGATCTGGACTTCCGCTGACGAAGCGGGTCTCAGGTCGCGTATTAGTCCCTGCTTTCTTGCGGGGGTTATACCTACTGATTTTTGACGAAGCTGGTCGTTTGAAGGACGACGCAAACCTTGAAGCTGTATTCTTCCTCCGGCAGATCGTTTTTGCCGCGAAGAAGGCCAGTTTCGAATGCACAGCTGAAGAAATCGCGACGGAAGTCGACGAATTCTATGCTGTCGATCAATCACTGCCGGAACCATCTCGGTTCTGGAGTGAAGAGGTTGATTTCATCAAGGAGACCCATCATGGGTTCAAAGATGGCCCCTGTTTCAGGGGAAGAATTGACGCTCTCTTTCCGGATTCCCGGAAAGAACTCTCGATCGTCCTTGGGGTCCTCGACAAAGTGTCAGGGATCCTTACCGCCTCTCTTGGATCTTACGATCCTTCCGATTGGTGGTTCAAGCACGGACCAGGAGCTGTTGCAGAGTATACTGGAGTCGCTAACAAGTACTGTTGGCGATCCTGGTCATCAACTCTGGAAACCGAGTTCCCATACGCCGATTATGCTTTCCATAGCTATTCGGCATGGGCGAAACGACATGATGATCATCCGGAGCTTGGTTCGCAAGAACAAAGTTCTAGACTCATCGGTGTCCCGAAGTCGTTCTCGAAGCCGCGGCTCATCGCCGCAGAACCGAGTTCGAACCAGTGGTGCCAGCAAAATTTGTGGCACTACTTCGATGAGCGATCCCGAGCTTGTTTCATTGGCGCGTTTGTTCGCTTTCGCGATCAATCGCACAATGGTGAACTCGCTAGGACTGCTTCAGTCGACGGCCGATTGGCTACTGTTGACTTGTCAGCAGCAAGCGATCGAGTTTCTACGCACGTTGTTGAGTCGCTCTTCAGGGGAAACCCGAAGCTTCTGCGAGCTCTTCGTGCGACCCGAACCCGTAGTGTCCGACAATCTCTCAGCGCGCGAGCGCCTGAGGTCATCGGGTTGAGAAAGTTCTCAACTATGGGCAGCGCCTGTACTTTCCCGGTGGAATCGCTCATATTTCTAGCAGTTAGCGTGTCCTGCGCCTTGGTAAAGCGCGGGCTTAAGCCTACTGTACGGAACATTGAGACCCTCCGAGGAGACATTGCCGTCTTTGGGGATGACATCGTCATCCCTACAGACAGTCGGGAGCTACTTATACAAACTCTTGAAGTACTCTACTTCAAGGTCAACGTTCACAAAACATTCTGGAAAGGAAACTTTCGGGAATCTTGTGGCGTTGAGGCCTTCCGCGGGGTCGACGTGACCCCTGCGTATTGGCACTGTTGGTATAGTGGCAAACCAGCATCGTTAGCGAGTGTGGTGGCGACAGCAAACAACTTTTACCAAAAGTTTATGCTATCGACATCATCTTATCTCGCGTCGACTCTACCCCGGTTAATCCCGGATGTAGCCTACCGATCTGGCGCCTTTGGTTACAAAACCCGCACAGACCCCAATAACGCGACGTTTGCACGTCGATGGAACTGGGAGTTGCAGCGAGAAGAGATTTGCGTTCGGACTCGAATCGAGTCGTCCAGCAAGTCGCCAACCAATGACGACACTGCGTTTTTACAGCTCTTCACAGAGCGCCCAGGCCCAGGTATTCCCTGGCAGCATGGGGTGGCGCAGCGGCCTCGTCTTCAAGTGAAGACTAGGTGGGTATCAATGGACAGCCTAATTTCTCAATAGGGCTGAGCCACTGAGGGTGATCTCAATGATGGCTAACTTAGCACGACGCCGGACTCCCCAACTAGATGCTCCTCTATTCGCTTCTTGCGATGGAGGGTGTTAACGTTGGGCAAGCTACGTTGTGCGAGATGCCATACCTTGTGATTAGGAAAGAG